CCCGCTTTACCTACCTTTAAAACGTGTCTATACTTTACAGGCTTAAAATAAGCTATTTAACGCGCTTAAAACGTTTAACCCTAGTATATATACCTTTTGACTATTCGGACGCGTTAAAAAGCAAGCTAGGACCGTTTAAACGTATTTTTTCGCGTAGGGTCGGACCGTATATAGCAACATAGCAAACAGGGGGTGCCATATTAAAACAAGTTGAGATGGGTGCCGTTTACCCTCCCTCCCGCAAAAAATCAAATTTCGGCATAAGTTGTCAACATTTGCTATTTACAAGATTTCTAGGTATAGTTTGTCAATTTTATTAAGTTTATGTAAAATGGGCTGGCACAAGAAGAAAAAGATACTAACCAAAGAGGAGCTTTTAGAAGAGATAAAGGTAATCATTGAGAGTCTTTATGAGATACCTTCTATGTCTGATAAGTTGCCTAACTATATTTATAACCGTATAGAATCAGTGATTGAGTATGTCAAAGAAAAGGGCTGGTAACAAAGAGTTTTCACCTGAGGAAAAGGTTGAAATACTAAAAGATATTAGTGTCATTGGTAATGTGTCAAAAGTGGCTCAAAAATGGGGTGTGTCCAGACAAACCATTTACAACTGGAAAGCGGAGCGTTCTGAGCTTGATGACCAGATCATTTTAAGGGAGAACAAGCCTGATTTTGATAGTAAAACGTTGACAGAAATTGACAAGTACAGAGACGTTCTTTCTGACTTGGGAACTTTGGAGCAACGCAAAGAAAAGATGTCGGCTAAAGTAGAGTTCATGCTCATGAAGATTACTACGCTGTTGGAGGAACACCCAGACTTGGATGCGATTCATCCGAAAGACCTGAGTAAAATCATGAAGGATCTGCATGACGTGCGTAAGGAACTAAGCAATGAACCTACCATTATTATAGAGTATAAAAACAAGGTGCGAGAACAAACCCTGCAAGTTCTACAAGACTTCCTTAATCTGGATCAGCTTAGAGAGTTTGCGCAAAGAATGGAGGCGATAGAAGCGGATTATGAAGTCGTATAAACACATACAAGATAGACAGTACGCTCATGGCAAGAAATCGGAGGACTTGTTCTGTGAGTTAACTGGAGCGGTTAAAGGCACGAAGCAAGATGACTACAATCACATTGATGTTCGTGTGGGCGATGTGACCTATGACGTTAAAGGACTCAAGGGATGTCACAAGAAAGGATACGTCCTTGTGGAGCTTAGAAACGTTCAGGGTAAGTCTGGATGGTGCAACCCTCGTGGTGCGGACAAGCTAGCCTTTCAGTTTTATGATGAGTTTGTGGTGGTGGACAATAACACGCTGTATAGATACGTCCAGCAGAAGATGTTGAAATTTATTGATAATAAGAAAGGCGTACTAAGGGGCAACGGTCTTCACAAGAAGTATGGATTCAGTAGTATTGTTTATAAGCTGTTGGGTAGAAACGGCAGAAAAGATATTTTCTTGTATATGCCTAAGGAGGACTTGATGGAGATAAAGGAGGAGGTATATGCCTATAAAGTTTAAGTTTCCTATATTTAAGACGAACTTCTTTGTGAAACACCTGAAGTTTTGGAACAAAACAAAACCCTTTAAATGTTTGGGTGTTGTTTCTCATGGCAGAAAGTGTGAGGCGCAATGCCCCCTGTGCAAGCGAGCGTATGCCCCAGAAAAGTAATTGGTCTGATTTACTGGTTAATGTAGTAGGCCACGAGCCACCTGCCGATTCATTAGAACTAAGGAACTCCTTTATTGAGAATTGCCTAGCAGATCAAGATGGAAACAAGGTAACGCAAGCCCAAATTCACTTAACGATGCAGCAAGGTATTTATGATTGGGAGCAACAAGCCTTATCTAAAAACGCTCGTTTGAATGGATTGATTCGTGCGCCCTATAACACAGGAAAGTCCCAACAAGTTCCTATTGGTTTGAGCGCATACATGACCACTCGAAAACACGAGCTAGAAACGTTGATTGTATCTGCGGACGGTGGTATCTCTACGAAGAGGATATTGTCTTTGCGTGCGCTATTCATGAGTGATATGTACCGATACTGGTGCAAGGAACACAACTTCAATCCTGTTGAGTTTGACCGCACCGATACAGGTTCGACCCAACGCATTATTGTAAAAAGTCGTAACCGTACTGGTAACCCCACTTATGAGGCGTATGCAGTATTGACTCAAACAACTGGTCAACGTGCTGGTGTACTGATCCTTGATGATGTATGCAATGACGAAGATCGTATATCTACCGCTCGTAGAGAAACGGTATGGAACAAAGTATCGAACACATGGATCAAACGTGTTCACGATAAAGGTATTGTTTTGAGCGTGTGTACGCCTTATCATCCTAATGATGCGAATAGTCGGCTTATGAAGTCGGGCATCTTTAACGTACTGCAAATATCGGTAAAGGAAGATAAGACTGGATACAAGGTAGAAGAATGGAACAACCTAAAGTAGTGATATACGCTAGATTTACAACGGATGTTGAACAAAAACAAGTAAACTCAGTTAAGAACAACATTAATTCTTTTGTGCGTATGCTTGACGCTAAAGTCATGAAACAGTCTTGGGAAATAATTCAGAAAGGAGCCTCTTCTAAGAAGTTTGACCCTTTATTCGATGATTGCATTAAAAATGGATGGGGCATACTCACTTACGACCTTAAAACATTACACGAACACCGTTCAGGTGCATTATCTATAGTAGAGGAGGGTGCCGAAATGGGTGTCCCCATTTTTTTTGTTGATTCTGAGAGTGCGTTTATGTCTATATTAAGTATATGAGAGAACCTGATAAGATTTGGGAAATACCCTTATGGGAGACCAACCACAGTAAACAACGTTTGTTCCAAGAAGAAGCGATGGACTTTCTGTCGTATAAATTGGGATATGAAATGAGCGAGGAGACAGATGACCCGACTAGAAAGGCTTACAAACACTTTGACGGCTACAATCACTACCCTGATGGGAATCTTACGGCTCTTGATTACGACCCTAGCTATCCTGTCTGGCTTTGTGCTGATTTCAACAGGTCTCCTCATTGTTGGGCTTTGCTCCAAGTTAAAAAGTCTCGTAACGGTCTTAAAAAATATGTTATTTTCGATGAAATCTTCTCCAGAGAAGCGTTAACTACTGAACAGGCTCTAAAAGCGGTAGAATTACTCAATAAATGGGGTATTTCAAAGGTTTTATTAGCTGGAGACAACACTTCCAACCAAAAAAGTGGTAATTATGGTCGTGTAGGTAAAAACGATTGGGATTACGTACGAGAAGTGTTCGATGAACACGACATTTCGTATAAAAACGAGCTGGACATCCAAAATCCGAAGCGAAAAGTGCGTGTGGACAAGGTAAATAACGTTATTTTTGCTGGGAAGAACGGAGAAAGGCGTTTATTGGTCAATACGAGGTGCGATAACGTCATAAAGGACTATATGTATTCCATTGTGAACGATAAAGGGCTAAAAATAGACAATGGAGATAGGGGACATATGTCGGATGCGACAGATTATGCGATTTGGCGTAATGAGCGAGGTAGTAATGCCCCAATGTATGTGCTAAGGTAATATGTTTAGCTACTACGGAAGTAAATATAAACTATCCAAGTTATATCCTGAACCTAAAATGGATTTAATTATAGAACCATTCTCTGGTGCTGCTTGGTATAGCGTAAATCATGCTCATAAAGACGTATGGATCAATGATAGATATGATGTTGTCTACAGCATTTGGAACTGGCTAATAAATAAAGCTGATAAGGCCTTTATACTTGATAATTTAGACTATTATGTAGGCGATGATATAAGCGAGTTAGATTTACCCAGTGAATTCATACAACTTCTTGGTTTTTGTATAAACAGAGGTAGTATAGAGCCTAAAAACATAGTTCAACGATGGAGTTGCCAATCAAAAATTGATTGGGACTGGGCTAGTACCACTAATTATCAGCTAAAAAGAATAGCTAATCAATTAGACAGTATTAGGCATTGGAAGTGTAGTTGTTTTGAT